GTACCCACCGTTACCGCTATCCCAGTATTTACAGTAACAGGGCCAACTGATAGGCCGTTTTTGGCCGATGATATAGTGTAATTGGAGGCGATTATCTGATCGTTTTCCAAAATATTAGAAGAACCACCGCCCGATGCCGCAATTGTAATAGCTCCGGCAGCATTTGTAATCGATATGTTTGTGCCAGCCGTTAGCGTTGCTTTGGTTAGCGTGTTGCCGGTGGAGTTACCAATTAACAGTTGGCCATCGGTAAATGTCGTTTGACCTGTACCGCCATTAACCACTGGCAAAGTACCTGTCACACCGGTAGATAAAGGCAAACCAGTTGCGTTAGTTAATGTACCGCTGCTTGGCGTACCTAAAGCGCCACCTGGCGCAACAAAATCAGTGCCAGCCGTTGCAGCACTTGCTACGCCAGACGTTGCTTTAACAAGGCCGGTTAGCGTTGCACGTTTAATTAGTTTGCCAGTAGTGCTATTAAACAGTACAAGTTCAGAATCAACTGAAGATGCTGGGCCAACCACATCACCAGAGCCAGCAGGAGTGCCCCACGACGCATCTGTGCCGTCGGTGGTTAAGAACTTGCCGCTGTTGCCTGTTTGGTCTGGCAGACTTGCCCCACCCCCACCAGCACCGCTTGCGCCTTGGTTGATGATGATTTTTAGGCGATCAGTAATGTCCGGCGGTAGTATTTCACCCGCATTGATCTCACGGCCATTGGATAAGGTGATGACTAGGCTGTTGTCGAAGTCCAGACGTATATCAGCAATTGATATACCGTCAGCACCGTCCAAACCATTGATACCATCCACACCATCGCGGCCATCACGGCCAGCTAGACCGTCTTTGCCATTCTTACCGTCACGACCGTTAACCCCATCACGTCCGTCAATACCATCGCGACCGTCTTGAATGTTGGCAATGCGGGACTCCAGCATCGAATAAACGCTGTCGTACTTGCCTTCTAGGTCGCCCTTCATTTTCTGAAGTGCTTGAATGACCGCTTGTGCGTTTTCTGCGGCTTTTTTCTTCTGCATTGCCCGAGCTTCTGACACCGTATTGTTTACAGAGTCAAAAAGACTGTCGGGAACCTGATCTACGTCGAATAGCTTGTCAATATCCATTATTGCATTCCCTTTTGCAGTTCTTCAAGGAAGTCATTTTCAGCGCCGACGACATTATCCTTGGCTTTTGACATTTGCAGCTCGACAATCTTGGACTTATTCTTGATGTCGGCTTCTTTCAGCATCAATTCAGCGACCTTGACGCGCTTGTCAAACTCTCTGGAGGCCATGTCAGCCTGATTGGGCAGGTTAGCCGTCAATCCTTGCTGAATTTTGGCTTGTACTTCCAAAGGTTTCAGCTTGGTGTCGATCATAATCTTGGTTGCTTCAGCACGATTTTGCTCGGCTTGAGTCGTATTGACTGCAATCTGCGCTTGTGCTGCTTGCAAGGCCAACTGTTCTTGAACCATCTGCTTTTGCTGGGCTTCAGGATCAACTTGACCCATTGAATCCAAGCGCGCCATCAGTTCAGCACGGTTAGAGAGCGAACTATTGGCGACAATGCCTTTCAATATGATCGGCAAGACCGGCGTATCAGGGCCAAGGGTCTGCAACAAACTGATAAATTGAGCCTGTTCGTACTCACGCGCAATAATACCTAGCGTTGCTGTCGGAATGAAGACCATATCGACCGACGGATAGCGCTCTGGATCGAACTGCATAAAGCGGTACGCTGCTTTATTGATGAACGGAATCAAAAAGTCTTCTTGGAAATTCACCAGTGTGCGCTTGTACTTCTTGATAATCGAGGCCACCGCCATCGACATGCCCGTACCAGCCGCATCGCGCCCCACCGCTGACACCATGCCGTTAGAATCTAACGTGCCGGTCGCTTGCAGCAGCATTTGCTGGAATTTCTCGGCTGTTGTGATGCTAGAACCATCTGTTTGGCCAAACTTGAACGGATACAAAATCTCATTCGGGTTGCCGTTGGTGTAGATTGCTTTGCCTGGCATGATTGTCAGCTTCGCACCCCTCGGCAAGCGGGTAGCATCAACCGCCATCATAGGTGAGGCGGTCAGTGCCAGTGAGTCCAAGTGAGTGCGCACTTGCGCATCAATGGACTTCTGCATGTTGTAGGCTTTTTCGATCGTCCCACGGCCTGGCAATCTATTGGGCACCGTGTCGGCCTGATAGGTCAGTACAGGACGATCCTTCATCATGTACGGACTTTCTTCAGCCTTCAATAATAGGCCGTCGTTCGCAATCACGATGATCGCTTCGACCATGTCTTGATAGTCTTCAGCCGCTGAATCGTCAGGGAACAGCTCGACGATGTCTTCGTCTTCAATCTTTTGCAGGTACTCTCTTGGCACCAGACCGTAGTAAGTTAGCAGTAAGACTTTTTCATCTTGATACTGGCTAATCTCTTGGGTTGGCTCTAAGTCGGTGTCTTCGTATGTCGGGGTGATGTTGACCTTGCGGTAGATACCGCGCTCGATACCACGCACCACCTTGTGGATCGATACGTACTTCTCGATGGCCACACCCATGCAATCCTCAACGGTCGTGCCGTTTGGATCCCATAGGAAATTCTTAGGGTTGATCGGCATGGGCTTAACCGATACGCGCATCTTCTCAACCGTACCAATCGCTGCTTGCTCTTGGCCTGGCATTGGCATGGTCGCAGGAACCAATTCCTTTTCCATTGACGTTGTGATCTCGGCGATACCGGTGCCGTAAATCTCAGCCAACAGAACCACTTGATCGACGTGTTTCCTCAACTTGTCGCGCTTAAAGTCTTCCATCATCTGGAGCTTTAAGAACTCGACATCCATTGGGTCGCCATTGACATCGCGCAAATCGTCTTTGATGTCAAAGAATTCGCCAGAACCAAAGATCGCCTCAATAATCTCAGCGTGGCGAGTTTCAACGGCTTGCTGTGTTGCAGGGGTTACGATGCGTGAGCGCTCTGACTCTCTTGTCTTGTCTTCCGATGCCCATTGGCCACGGAAGATGCGCTCGTATTCTTCCCATTGCGGGAGGAAGTTAATATCGCGGTACGTTCTCCAACGATCGCAATGCTCCACCACGAAACTGACTAGTTCTTTGTCATTCTCTGTGGGTTGATCGAATTCATTTTGATCCATTTATACACCCGAAATAATGTCCACCGGTTCCCAATCATCGGATTCATCCTCTTGCATATAGGATGTCACGGCCAATTGGTCTATATAGGACAAGGCGTCAGGCAAATCATCGTGTACCCCCTGTGCAGGGAACATGAGAAGCTGGTCTAGGAATATATCCCAATCCTCGTCTGAGTTAAGCACAATCCTGCCATGCTCAAAACGCCCTTGGAGACTCCAAATAATTCGGTCAGTCTTTTTCCGGTTGCCGTGCGTTAGGTCAACTATGTGCGAATATACATTATTCTTGCGCATTAAGTCACTCAAATACGGCAAAACAGCGTTTTTTAGCGCCCCGCGCTCAATTCCAATCGACAGCGGTCGGTAGTCGCGCATGGCCATCAGTATCTTGGCCGCCGTCTCCCGAATATCCCACCGGCCATGTTCTATCTTCTTAATCCACCATTTGCCCTCGTCAGTCACTTTGACTACCGCAATGGCTGACTCATCTAGGCGCTTTTTAGAATTAGCTGCTTGTCGTGCCACTTCTTCAAATCCGGCCAAGTCCACCGCCACAAAGTAACTACCTTGCGTCGGCTCCTCGCCGTACTTGATCCAATCTTCCTTGAATATGTCCGAGCCAGCGTTGGAGAACGACGCCATGTATTCCTGCTTAAACGCAAAAGAGGAAAGCGTCTTCTTGGCCGACTCAATTTCTTCTGGGTCAATTAGCGGGTTGTCTTTGGTGGTGAAGTGCCAGCTCTTCCAATCGGCGTCATAGTTCTTATCGTCTTTGTCAACGTCGCCTAAGTTGTACAAGTCATAGAACCAATTTCTTCCTTTGGGCGTACCAATGAACATGGCGCGACCCTTCTTGTCGGACAAGGATGCGCGTACAACCTGCTCCCACGTTTCCGGCTTAATGTCAGCCACTTCGTCCAGCACGGCGTAGGTCAAGGACACACCGCGCAAGGTATCGGGTCGGTCGGCACCCCGAACGTAGATGACCGCTCCATTGATTAAAGTGATGTCTTGGTTATTGATGTGGCTGTTAGAAATAATGTCCCGCCCCAGCTCCATTAATACGTTCCAGATAATCTGGCGAGCTTGCCCGTTAGTGGGGGCGACGTACAGCACCGCCGAGCCAATAGGACACTTCAACCCTTCAATCAATAACGCCGTAGCTGCCAGCCTAGATTTTCCACAGCGCCGCCCTGCGGCAATCACTTTAAATCGCGTTGAATCAGCAAATACCTCTTGTTGCCAAGGAAGCAATTTAAAATTAAGGTCGCTCATTAATCATGTCCGTGTCTGCATCAATAATAGTTTCCTCGCTATGCTTTACCTCACCAATGCCTGTGATGGTAATCGAGACCGCGCTTCGCACATTGCGCTCTTTCTCAAACATCGATACCGGCAGCATCCTATCCATGCACAACTTAATCATGGCGGCTTGCGATGGGTGGTTATCGTTTAACGCTATTTCTATTGCTTTTGTTACAACATTCGTCCCAGCGTTATCTAAAAGGATTTTTTTCAACTCTTTTAGTTTCTGGTTGTCGCTTTTCTGAATTGACCCTGGCGTTATATTTTCAGCCAAATGATGCATTGGGGTTTTAAACGACCCTTTGGGGCGACCCCGCCCCCGCTTCATTTTTTCTTGGTTATCCGACCAAATCTTTAGCGACGTTGCATCACCTTCCTGCGCCTTGTTGTAGATTGTTTTTGCAATCTGCGCATTGGCCTTTGCTTGGCCTATCTCTATCTCATGCGAGTAATGATGCAATAGCGCTTCTTCGTCGATACCAATCAACGACGCAATCTCGTTGTAAGGCAGACCAACGCCGCTGGTCGATTCAACTAACCGCCTATGCTCCGGCGTTGGCGTGTAATCAAGCGTTTTCAAGTTCATGCTGACCCTCCAAAACAGCCTTCTTTCCGGTGAAGTCTTCCCAGCGCTTGACTATAACGTCGCAGTATTTTGGGTCTAGTTCCATGCTTCTATTTATTCTGCCAGTCTTTTCGCAAGCAATTAAGGTGGAGCCGCTTCCGCCAAATAAATCAACAACGCAATCAGAGCCTTTACTGCTATTCATAATTGCTTCTTCTGGCAGACAAACTGGTTTTTGCGTTGGATGAACATAGCTGCTTTGAGCATCTCGACCAATTTTCCATATAGATGTTTTAGTTCTATCCCCAGCATTAAAATGGCTGCCTTTACCTTCTTTCCATCCGTAAAGAATAGGCTCGTGTTGCGCTCTATAGTCTTGCCATCCCATACCTGCTGATTGCTTCATCCATATAATTGTGGAAGATTTCTTAAATTGCTCTGCAAAAGTTTTTTCAAACGCAATTTTTGGCGCTGATGCACTGTCGGGATGACATACATAAATACACGCCAAAGGTTTCATTATTGCGCTATATGTTGTAAATACATCCCGACAAAATTGCTCAAAATCGTTGTCTGACATATTGTCATTTTTGATAGTGCCTAAATTGTTTGCGCCCCTACCTGAATAATCAACATTGTATGGTGGGTCAGTAAAGACTAAATCAGCCAATAATCCACCCATTAGTTTTTCAGCATCGTCAATACTCGTGCTATCCCCACACATCAACCGATGGCCGCCAAGCTGATAGATATCCCCCAAGCGGGTCTTAGGCTCATCCGGTGCGTCGGGAACCGCATCCTCATCGGTCAAGCCTTCGACCTGCTCCGGCTCCAATAACTTGTCTAGCTCTTTCGGGTCAAAGCCCAGCAGGTCTAGGTCAAAGTCGCAATCTTGCAATTCTTGTAACTCTAACATCAATAGCTCAGTATCCCAGCCAGCATTTAGCGCCAGTTGGTTGTCAGCTATGACGTAAGCCTTTTTTTGCGCCGGTGTTAGATGCCCCAACTCAATGGTCGGCACTTCGTCATACCCCAGCTTTCTGGCCGCTAGCAGCCTTCCGTGGCCAGCAATGATGCTGCCGTCGGCGTCCACCAGAATGGGATTAGTCCAGCCGAACTCTTTAATACTGGCGGCTATTTGAGCCACCTGCTCGTCGCTGTGAGTTCGGCTGTTTCTTGCGTAAGGAATCAAATCCGTTACGTTGCGTTGGGTAATTTGTATTTTCATATTTTCGGACTATAACAAAATTGATTTTCCTAGTTTCACTTTTTTTGGGTGGCGGAGGGTACAACAAAAATTTTCTCTCAGCCCCGACCTCCCCCCCCTATCAAAAAGTCAGGAAAAAGTGAGTGAGCGCACACACACAAGGAAAAACCTAACGGTCGCATTTGACATAAAACGCCTTATGCGACATTCAAACATTACGTTAGCCAAAACCTATAGCGGGATGCAATTTGATTACTACTTTCAAAACATTAGTTACAAAATTGGTAGCAAAAAAAGAGGGGGGAGGCCAAAAAAGAATAAAGAAAGAGGCGGGGGGAGCTTCCTCCGACCACCAATGTTCGTTTCCTTTCCTTTGCTTTCGTTTATGTTCGTTTGCGTTCGTTTGCGTTTGTTTTTCTTTCTTTAAAAAACACCGCGCACAACCTGCACCACCAGTAGCGTTTAAATCGATTCTAAGGGGTCTTAGAGACGTTTTTCTTCCTTCCTTTGGGTAGGACTAGGGTAACTCCATCGAGCGCCATATCAGGCCTTAAACCAAGTTTATAGAAATGCCGGTAAGCATCGATCACTTCCAGAAACCCAGCCGACAGATCGCCATCACCAGCCACCAGCAACGTGTGCCTTTCCGTCGCCCCAAGCTGCCGCTGGAAATACTTTACGTCCGGTTTTGCTGGCCGACCAATTCCATGAATTCCCATGATTTTTTTCGTAATAAAATGTTAATAAAAAAAAGATACCAAAAAACTAACAAAACAAAATCTTTAAACTTAACCAACCCTGACCCTGCTGGCATTGACCCTTGACCCTAACCCTAAGGGTTAGGGGTCAGGGAGGGTCAACTTTTGCCATCTTTTGCCCCTTTTTGACCCTGACTAGGGTCATGACCCTAGGGTCATTTAGGGTCAAGAATAATGATACCAAGATGCTAAGAATTCTTCCTCAATAACATGGAGTTTGTTTCCACTTCATTAACCATTATCCACCCATGTTCGCTGGCTTGAATCATCCCTGACTGCATCAAATACCCGATCAATTTATCGGTGTAGGACGGATTAATCATGTTCCTGATCGTTCGATCGGCGTTGCCGTCCTTGGCAAGTTTCTCTTTCAGCGCCGACCTAGACAAGTATGGCTGATCGTTAATGACTTCAGCGCCTGAATCAAACCACGCATTTTCAAACATTTTCCTAAATCCGTCGGTCTTGGAGTCCTTCTTATCTCTTACTGGCGCCGATGATTCGACGACGACCGCGCTGGTTACTGGCTGGTCATCCTCGTCCCTCCAGCCGGTAATGGCCACGGATTGCAGGGATAGGAAGACCGGCTCGGTCATTTCGGCGTCTTTTGACTTCCTTTGCAC